GCCGTAGCCGGAGCCGTTTTTGAATGTCTTACTTGTACGCATTGATTGACTCCTGCACACCATCTGCAACAGGTATCAATTCGCATACGCCTGTCAGGTACAACAGTGGGTTGACAACATCCACCTTGCAGCCTTTTTCTTTGATGCCGTGTTGTGCAACGCCAGAGAGGGCAATACCGTCTTTTGCTTGCCATGACCACAAACGGCGGGAGTCTTTAAGGACAACGTTTTCACCGTCAACGCTGACAACTTCGCCTGCATGGACGCCTGCTGAATAGCACCGAGCGATGCAGTATTTGCCAACAACCGGGTTGTGTTGCGCGGGTGAAGTTGCGCTGTTAAAAAGTGCGGAGATTTGTTTCAGTTCACCGTAAATAAGGTTGTCAATGTTCATTTTGCTTCTCGTTTAAATTGATTGGTGGGGTACTCGCTGCGCTGTTGACCTATGCGCTCTCGTACTTCTTGCGCGAAATGCGCGTCGGTTTGAAGTCCGACCACGAGGCACCCGGAGCTAGTAAGGTCTGAAATTCAAGCATGCTTAGCCTCCAAATGAGCCTTGTAAACTTCACGCACTACCAGCGTTGAACAGCCGACTTCAGATGCGATCTGTTTATCCGTCATCGAGCCGTTTTCTACAAGGCTGATTATCAGTTGCTTCTGCTTGGGCTTCAAGCGTCTTGGAGTTGGACGAGGGCAATCTGCAGGCACAACGACGACGCGCCAGATTGCTTCTATGTGCGGAACTTCATTCCAGTCGTAGATGTACGCGTCCGGCATGGCTTTCAGCAGAGTTGCCAGGTTATAACGCTTGTACCCAGAGACTCCGAGGGCGTTTGCAAGTTCCAAAGTTGTCATCCCGAGCTCCCCTGACGCCAGCAGTAGCTGGCGCATACTACGTGTAGTGTTTTTGTAAGGGATTCGCATTTTCAGCACTTCAAACCGCGAGACGGAATTTTGTACGCGTCCATAGCGCCCGGTCTAGCGGCTACGCGCTTCAACTCTTCGCCTTTGTAAACAGCATACCGATAACCTGGCAATTGGGCTGGTTTTGGCTGAACTACCTGACTAAGACATACTGGTTTACTCATGTCAATTTCCTTTCTTTGTTTCTGGAAATTCCATTATATTGGTATAAAAACAACTATACCAACTAAAAGTACCCGACGCTTGCAAGCATGGACTTCGCTTTCTCAATGTACCAATCGTAGTCAATGTCGCTCGGTAAGCTATCGGGCAGCGTCATGCAGGGTTGAGCGCCCTCAGTCTCAGCAACAGCATTCCCATTACTTGCATACATAATCACCCCCGAACATAACGTTGAATAGTACCATCGTATGGACTTACCAAGAAAAACCCCATCTTTAACCGCACCGCCTTTAACAGTGCGAATAGCTATGAATTTCCGAATGTCATTACATCCGTGCACATACTCTTCAATCGAAATCCCAGACTCTAAAAATTCACACACTGCTTCGATGCAGACAGTGGTTACCGGATTCTTATGAAATCTAAAAATAGACCCTGCATCAACCCACGGGTTATTGAAAGCACCTTTTGTCTTACACCCACCCTTCGACTTAACAGCAATGTAAGAATTCACGTCACGACTGTAAAGACCTTTGTATTCAGTTGCTTCAGTCTCAAATCCAGTCAAATTTTCCCAGCACTTAACCGCCTCGTTGACTTCAAATGTTGCAGCTAGCGGAATTGCAGACACCACACCATCGGTGTTGGCGGATACAACTACCGCACCAGCAGCCTCCAATGCCTCAATAAGCATGAGCAAGCCAAGCTGGCCGGTTATAGTTACTTGAAAAAGCAAGTCAGGTGAATAGATGACACTCCATTTGCTGCCTAGCTTTCCAAAAGTACCGTTGATTGTAATCTTCAAACTATCTGCAACCACTCGATTTTTGGCTTTCTTTGCAGCTAACCGCCTATCAACTAGACTTCGATACACGCTTAGAAAGGATTCCCCTAAATGCTGTGGATAGAGGTTTGAATTTAGAATGATAGACGGGTAGTAGGACGCCACATCTCTATCTACTAAAGTAAAAGTACCATCACTCTTGATAGATGTACATGTTTCTTGGGAATGTAAACCCCCCATGCCCATCTGATAACTCGAATTACCAATTTTTAGCACCGTCTCTGACAATTCAACCGGCATCTTCACATACCCATCGTCTCCTACTGTAAAATCAAGCGTCAGCAACTGGGTATACATTGCTTGCAGCTCAGAGCTTTGAAATTTAATGAACCCAGGGTCTTTGTATCTATACACAACACCTGATTCAACGCTTGCCCGCTTTGCGTCCACTCCACGCTTCTCAAGCTCTTTAATAATTACAGCTTCTGCAATCTGAGCATCGGATAAGCTGCGTAAATCCAACCCGTATTCAACGCCCATCGTCTTGCGTAATTCTAGCTGCTCACTTAATGCCTCAGCAACTAACTCTGTTAGATCAAGATCATTGATACAGTACCATCGGGTTATGATGCGCTGATCAGACGTCAGCGTTGCGCCAGGTGGGAATGGAAGATCCCACATTCTCTTGCAATGTAATCTCCCGCCATAAATCTTCAAAGAACTCATCAACGGACAAACTTCAATCAAGTCGATGCTGTTGTAAGAAAAGGGGTCAATCGCCCAACCTGCAAGCACTTGCCATGCAGCTTGATCATTTTGAATGATGTTGTCAGATGCCATTTTGAGCTGTTCGCAAGTAGCTCCTGCAAGCGCCAGCTGCAACATCGGCAAATCATATTTCTTTGAATTGAACCCAATCAAACAGAAATTTCGACAAACCCATCTCAACTTTGCAACGTCTAACACCACCCCATCATACATTTCAAAGTACAAAACTTTTCGAGTGCGCGTTGAACGCATACACACTAAAAAATAATTCACATAGCATTCAATGTCAAAAAACATTGATCCTCGTGACATCGCCTCGTTAATCAATTCTTGATCTGAAACCAAATCAACTTTGAACTCCTTGGCCTCTTGAAGCTCGGGTAAGTAATCAGGCTTCTCCCAAGTGCGCACTGGCGCTTGCCGCTTCTCAACTACTTTGGTTTTTCTGACTACAGGTTCTGGGGGCAAATCAGTCCAAAAAAGTCCCGCGCTGTCAAACCTCACGATTTAACCCCTACGCACATTCCTTCAATGCCATCGCCTCTAAAAAATACAGGATTTGGGTAAGCAGAAGGTGTCCATTCTTTTGCAGCCCCGAGAACCAATTGAATCACCTCAGCCCTATAGACCCCCACACCATGCCAATCAAACCCAATCTCAGCCGATTGCAACCCGTTCGCAGTGGTTATTGAACCTTGAGTGAAATGGATGGTTGGAAATTTAACATCAGGACAAAACGGGACAATCTGCTCAATGGCAGCAGACAAGCCTTCAGGTACGGGTTCAAATTCGCGCTCCTTGTCAAACATTGACGCAATGCCCTGTGGCCAGCTGTCTGCATAAAGCTGGGCTCTAAACCAACCTTCAGGAAATTCAAAAGAAATGGATGTGGGGCTAGCCCAGATTGAAAGTATGGGCTGACATATATCCAAGATTTCTTCAACTACATATCGAGGCAAATTTATATTTGGCCCCTCCCAACTTACAGGCACTCTTGCCATGCTAACGTTATTAGTGGCGTAGAAATAATCGGCACATAAATTTACCCCTAGCGACCAAGGGCGAGATGCATCCAAGCTAATGAAAGGTAGAATTTTTCTAAGTGCAGGTCTAAATCCTTGAAAATCTTTTATTTCAACCGCATCATCGGGCTTGAATGATTGCGTTGGAAAGTCTGTGCTTGGTAGTATTGGCAGAGTTACTCGAAATCTACTTTTGCTGACTTTAATGGTACCGTCCTCACCCACCGTAATGTTAGGTTGGCCTTTGCAAGCAGTTACAGCTTTGATGAATTTCTCAGCAGGCACGGTGAATGAATACCCAGCCATTTCAGGACATGCAACTTCAATCGCCATTCGAGAATCGGCACCTTGGAGCTTACCGTCTTTGACACAAATGTGCGTCAAAATTCTGACAATATCTTTGTCTGCAGTTGCGCGTTGCACAAATTTCAAAGCTTCTAACATCGGTTTCTTTCAAAGATCAAATAAAGTGGGTTGGACAATCTTCTGTTCAAATTTGAACTGCTTCAGAAATTCAATAATTTCAAGTCCATTAAATAGCTTGCGTGCCATGTGGTCATCCCGCATTTTGCCAACATCAACTCCGTGAAAAGCAGCTCTTGCGTCAACCACCTCTCGAATATGGCGGTCACAATTGTCGTAGTGTTTGCCTGCGTTATGCCGGTCAGGGCTCTCTTTAGATATGTTAATAGAAACCCATTTACCATCATACCAACAATCTACTTTACCCATTGCCCCACTATAAAGCCATGCTGCACTGTCTACCGACCACCAGGGTACTCGATTCATCATGTTAACCCCGGTGGTTGCAAGACCGTGGGTTCTAATGTTGGTAGGTAATTTGGAATGCACCTCTTCCGCCCATCTAACCCGAGTCCATTCAGGCAAATCATTTCGGGGAGATGCACAAATATACTCCGCCATTTTTGCAACCTCTTGTAGCCGTGCTTCACTTTCATTCTGATGATAAACAGGCACTACTACATTTCCGAACTCCTTTACCAGAATGTTGAAATTTTTGTCAGATTCACGAATTGCATCAGCAACTTCATCTGCACCTGCAGTTACCCCTGGGCTACCTGGAATTACGTCCAAGTTAATGAGCCACACTTTAACTTTTTCAGGATTGCCCAGCTCCATGACTTCAGAATACACCTTTATCAGCTCATCCACCTTGACTTTTTTACCCTTTGACCAGGCTGTGAATGCACCTGAGTCAAGCAACATCTTGGTGATACCAGTGTCAGGACGAGAAGCGATTTGAATCCATCGCTTTGCATCTCGCACATAGGCGTCATGACATGAACATAATCTGCATTCAAGATTTTGAGCAAGACGCTCCTCTTCATCCCCTGCGCGGCCCATGTTTCCGGATAAAAAGAACTTCAAATTATACTGAGGGTAATTCATAGTTTGTCGCTAAATTTAAGCTTGATAGCGGTTGCGGGAGTCGAACCCGCCATTTCACAATGATCACGTGAGAATCAAACTCACCGCTATCACAGTAACGTTGTATGGGAATCGAACCCATGTACTTTTAGCGATATACCTTATCTGCAGATTGGTATAGGCTACTGGTCATACCAACGAAACCTTGCCAGCGCTACTGTGATAGCCCCCGTCTTTCCGGGGTGTCACCGCGAGTCACGTTACCCTGCGGTTAAGGCTGCGGAGCGGAGAACAGCCAAGTTCGACTCCTAGTCTCGGACGTGACGCCTCACGCCAGCTATTCAATCTGATGAATCTTGTTTTTCTTGCAGAGCTTTGATAAACGGCTCAATCTGCTCGTTCACCTGGCTCTGGAAGCTGCCGATTAGCGCTTGCGTCGTATTGCTACGCTGGTGCAAGGCGTCCATTACAACCCCCAAGCCCGGCATATCCATTTTCAAAGAAATCTCAGTCGTAGAGGGTATGGTCACTTGTTGTGTCATTTCAATAGTCCTTTAGTGTTAATTTTTTGACCATTCTGCAGTCGGGTGAAATGAGATTCCACCACGGGGTGTAAATTTACCCGTAACCTTAATCCAATGTGGGTGCAGCAGTTCAACCAAATCGTTGCACATACGGTTAACGCAGCTTTCATGGAATTCACCTTGATGACGAAATGAGCCCAAGTACAATTTCCACGCTTTGGATTCAACGCACCACTGATCAGGCTGATATTCAACCAGGATTGTTGCAAAATCAGGTTGTCCTGTCAAGGGGCAGAGGCTGGTGAATTCAGGAGCTTCAATCTTAACAGTGCCTGTACACTTGCTCGGATTGATAACTTTGAATGGGTTGGGGAAGCGTTCAAGCACTTCTTTCTCAACGCCCACCTTCTCGTAAAAAGGTTTGTTGATAGCGGAGTTACCAAGAGCTTTGAGGTCTTTGTGAAATTCGGTCATTTTCAATACTTTCTTAAGGTTAACGGCAAAGCGCCAGAAATTCAGATCGGGTTTCAGGTTCAGTTAACATAGCCCCGCGAAGAGCGGTGGTAATAGTAGTGCTATCTGAATGCTGCACCCCGCGGGATTCAACGCACATATGCCGAGCACTAACCCACACCCCCACTCCAATTGGATTAAGGTGCTTCTGTATCGCATCAGCTATTTGATTTGTAAGACGCTCCTGGACTTGAAGTCTGCGTGAATACATGATGACCAAACGGTCAAGTTTAGACAGACCTACAATTTTACCTCGGGGTATGTAGGCAACGGTGGCTGTGCCAACAATATCCGCCAGGTGATGCTCACATTTAGAATAAAGTGGTATATTCTTACGAACAACCATTTGGTCACATCCATCAGCCCCGTCCTCGAAAACTTTAAGGATAGAGGCTGCATCCATGCCATAGCCTTGTGTCCAGAAAGACCATGCTTTAAGCACCCGTTTAGGGGTATCTTGAAGCCCCTCTCGGGCTGGGTCTTCCCCCACATACTTGAGCAAATCTCGAATAATCTGTTCAGACATCTTGTCCTCGAATGTATGATGCCGAATTGCTCGGCGTTTCCCTAACTTCAACTTTTACAATGCGACAGCGATCACCGTAACCATTGTCAGGCATCCACATCAGGTCTATGTAGTCAAACAGCCACTTCGCCAAGCCTTCGCATCCGGTCTTTTCAACCACCACCATTTTGATCAGCTTCTTTTCATGAAGCATCTTGAAAGTTTCAAATTCAGGATCATCTTCTGAAACCAAGCATGTGTGGTCAAACCAATCATCCAATTTAGCTTTGAGAGTTTTCAAGCTGCCGAAGTCAACGACCCAATTGCGCGCATCTAGATCATCTGCTTCAAATTCAAAATGAAAACCCATCGCGTAGCCATGGATCTTGTTACAGTGAGATTCAGCCCGCCACTGCCTGTAAGCAACCGCATAGCCGCGCTCAGCCCCGTAGGTTTTAGTGCTTCTGTACGGCATGCCATTTTCCTGCAAGGTAGAATCCGGTTTGACCAGATGCGGTAAATACAAAAGTGGTTTGGTCTGCACTCAGGTACAAAGGTTGACCTTTGTATGGCCCGTCTTGACAAAACACTTTAAATGTGTTGCAAGATCGTAACTGTTTGACGTTCATCAATCTACTCCTATGATTTTGTGAATTTGAAGGCATAGTCGGTATCCATATTTGAGACTCATGTCTTTTGCCATTTGTACATTGAGTAAATTGGCAGTCTCATTTTGATCGTCGCGGGGCTGCACCCAGATGGTTGCACCGTCTTTGGGGGTAGCTAATGTAACCACACCGCCCCCAGGTTGGGAGTTGGTTACAATTTTACCGTCATGCGTAATTTTGTCCCCGTGGCCAACGACGTATTTGAAATGCGAGCATTTGGCATGAATGGTCTTGTTTACCTTGGCCGTCTTGGGAGAACAAACGATGGTTACATCACACCCTTCAAGCCCGGGAACCCAAACAGTGCCTGCAGTCTCTATTTGAGCACGCATGCCAATGCGTGTCAATTGCCTGCACAAGGGTACAATGTTTTGTAACATTGGCTCACCCCCCGTGATGACAACTAACTTGGAGACACTCATGCTTGCACCCACAATCGTGTCAACTAAATTCTCAAGCGTAAGTACTTGGGCGCCCGTTTCAAAATCGGTATCACACCATTTGCAGCGCAAGTTACAACCCGCCAACCTAACAAACACACACGGGGTGCCTGCGTATGGCCCTTCTCCTTGAATGGTGTAGAAGATGCTGACAACTTTAAGCGATCCGTCAGCTGTCAAATCCTGGGAGATGATTTGATTTTTACCGAACATAATTAGCAGCCTTTGCAATTGCTTTGGTACTGTAATTTGGGGTTTTGGGCATGGGCATAACCCCCTCAGACACAGCTCTCAAAACCAACGGGTCAGGTAAACCTGCCTCCAAAAACCCTTGTGCACGAAGCAGATTAGAATGGTTTGGATCAACCGGCGGGTATTTTCCATCGTAGGATGTGTGGGAGTATGCAAGCGCCTCCCAGCATCCTGGCAATTCATGGGCTAGAGTGACTGTTTCTTTTTTGCTCAAGTACATGAGCGGGGTGTGGATACAAATTGCAGAAGTTCCTCGATGGTCGTGACCAAGAGCGGTGTTGATGTAGTCACGAGTTGCGTCAATGAAGACAGCCCTACAGTCGTCATAGTTAGCATTGTCCATTTGGCACACCCCAGTGATGATGTTAGGGATATTCCAGGCCTCAGCTCTATTTGCTGCAATCGTTAAGAAAAGAGCGTTCCGCATAGGCACAAAAGTATGCTCTCGACGATTGCCGATCACAGAATCCATCTGCTCATAATTCTCATACTTTTCAAGCTCAGCACGGCTGGTCAAAGGGGACGCCGATACCAAGCAGTCAGGCACAGCCACCACTTCGTGATGTGCAACACCTGCCATTTTTCCAATTTTTAGCGCAGCTTCAATCTCAATTCGATGTCGCTGCCCATAATCAAAAGTGATCGCTCTCACCTCATCAAATTTTTGTTTTGCCCAGTAAAGGCAGGTTGTAGAATCTTGTCCGCCGGACAAAACCACCAATGCACTAGTGCTCATTTTGTTACCTTTTTGAAGTTACGAAATACCAAACCCATGTATTTTCTCCACATGCAGTGTTCTACAGATGCGGTTGACCAACGAATGCCCATCTCTTTAGCCGCTTTCAAAACGGTCATTCGAAGTTGTTTTTCACCAGCGGTGTAAAACCGATCACTCAAATCCCACACTTGTCGATTGACAGATCCGAGCTGTGGGCGAGACACCCCATTTCGAACATCTCGAACTCTCTTTTTAACCATTGCTAACCCCAAATTAAGTATATCCATTATAAGTCTAGAATGGTATATCCAATGTCCATTTTGGGCACCCGAAAACTACTACTTTCACAGGCGGACGGGCGCCAGCAAGTTGACAGGTTTCAAGGTCACGGTTAAATAGTTCACAATTCAAGCAACTTCTAACTATTCCGCAGTAAATAAGCTCTTCATGCAGCTTGCACTCTTGTTCAGGTTGTTTAGAATTCATAGGACATGACCTCTGGGTGTTTGGTGTTGATCCAGACGCGAATTAAAGTGGCTCGGGCAATTTCGCCCTGTCGAATAATGGCTTCATCTACTGTCAACGGAACGTCAGTAGAGGCGTGCTCATGCCACCATTGTTTGGCTTTGTGGCCCGGGTAGCCTTCGTGTTCAAAGCAAACCCATTGCTGGAATCGACGTAATCCACAAAAATAGCTGACTTTCATGGACGTCGGTCTGCCTGGTTTTGAATGCCGGGCATATTGAATTGAGTCTACTGCAAATTCAACAATTTGAGGCAAATCATCTGCAACAACCGATTCCAAACTAGCATTACCTTGAATCTTGATAACCCTGGGAAACTCCTCCCCACAGCTCTCACAAACAGTAGCTGATGCATGGTTGTAGGTGTTGCAGGCGGGGCAAATTCTCACCGGCGCCTGACCGCCTTTACCTTTGCCCTTTTTCTTAGGTATGATAGGGTCATTGATGGGGCCGAGGCGTCGAGTATTGCCTGCAAAATCGAGCACTAAGCAATTCTCTTTACCTGAAGTTGGCCTAGTGCCTCTGCCTAGCATTTGCACCCATAAGCCGGGGGACGAGGTTGGGCGAAGCATCACAATGAGGTCAATACCTGGAAAGTCGAATCCAGTAGTCAGGACGTTGTTATTAACCACTGCCCGGTATTCACCTGCTTTGAATGCCCTCAATATACGTTCGCGCTCCCTGCGGTCCAGATCACCACTAACCACCGCCGATGGAACACCCATCAAATTAAGCATCTCAGAAATGTGGCAAGCATGCTCAATACCTGCTGCAAATACCAACCAATGCTTTCTATCAGATGCTTGAGCCAACGTCTCTGTCAAAGCCGCTGACGTTATGGGGCTGCGGTCTACTGCATCCTGCAGTTCTTTTTGAATGTATTCACCTCCAACCTTGCCCACCTCTGAAACATCCAGCTCCACTGTCGTCTTACGCGAAATGAGCCTTGCCAAATATCCTTCGGCAACCAGCCTATTAAATGATTGACGCTCTGTCAAGTCGTAGCAAATGTCATCAAAGATGCCGCCGTCTGTAATCATACCCATTCCCAGGCGGTAAGGAGTGGCTGTCAACCCAACTACTTTCAATTTAGGATTGATTTCTTGCAACCCATGTATGAATTTTAGATATTGGGTATTCTGACCATCACCAACTAGATGACATTCGTCAATCATCAGCAAATCAACATGACCAAATTGACTTGCTTTCTTACCTACCGTTTGAATACCTACAAAGGTAATAGGGGCAATGTCCCGCCTGCCAACAGATGCGGAAAAAATCCCCGCAGGTGCTGAAGGCCAATGCGAAATTAGCTTTTCGTGGTTTTGCTCAATAAGCTCCTTGACATGAGTTGCGACAACAATCTTCTGGTTTGAAAATGTTGACAGCACATTCTGCAAGAATGTTGCAATCACAATACTCTTGCCAGTGCCTGTGGGCATAGCAATTACCGGATTACCTGTATTGTGTAAAAAGTAGTTGTAGATTGAATCAACTGCTGCTTGCTGGTAAGGTCTAGGGCTAAGCATCGAATCTACTCCATTGGATGGGCAACGTAACCGTCACATCCAATTAACATGGTATTGGCATCAATGACAGAAGCAACGCTAGATTTTTCGCATTGCCACTTGCCTTCCAAAATAGGAGTGCTATGGGCGCATGTTCTGCAGTTTACTTCAGGTGGCAGTTTGTTATGACAAACATTTTTGTGATCGCACCATTTGCATTCGTACCAACTTGGGCTCTTTGACACCCCGGGTGGTGGGCTGGACGCATCAATTATCATGATTGCACGACTGATGTACTTGTTGTAAATGAGGCCATTAAACGGCACCATTTCGGCGTGAATTTCGTCGTTGTTTTTGTTGATAGCTAGGTAGAGCGTTTGTGGTAAGTTAAAAGCACCCATGTAGATTTGCATTTGAACAAAATGGGTGGGCTTATCCATCTCTACCCCATTCAAAACCAAAGACTTGAAGGAGTCGTTGTTATGGGTTTTGAATTCAAGAAGATAGGGGTCATCAGTAACTACCCCCTGCCCTACTCCGTCAATTTCACCTCCAAAGTGGCCTTTGTACCCTTTGAATGTAAACTGCTTGCCTGTGGCAGGATCATCTTGCCAAACTTTGACACCTGCCGCTTTCAACCAACCTATAAAACGACCCTCTTCCAATTTGCCCCGCTCAAACAGGCGCAGCAAACTGGGCTTATGAAGCGTCTTGGTTGCCCATCGAAAGCCAAACCAAATCTTGCGCGCACAACTATCCCCAATGACAGATGCGCCCAAATGCTTGCGCGGGCTCACGTCTTGCGATGCATAGATTGCCTGATCGATCGCATCAAGTATTTTTCCCACTTTTGCACTCCTTTTGCTCAAAAGTCAAAGCAACCTCTGAGCAAAAAGAGCCCTTGCGGGCTCTTTCATTAGCTCGCCCAGGGAGGGGTGGCAGCAGCGGGTTGTTGGGTAGCGGCCGGACCTGCCCATGGAGGCGCAGCAGGAACCGCTTGCGCCTGGGCTGCAGCCGGCGCTTGAGGGGTTGCCCAGGTGGGGGCTACAGCTGCCGCTGCGGCTCCTTGAGCAGCTTCATACCCGTCAATCTCATTGCTTCCACCATACTTACCGCTAGGTGGGTTAATCTTAACCTTGGCACGCATCACAATACCATGGAGCTGGGTAGTATCTTGGAGCTGAATGACACCCGTGGCATGGCAGATAGCAGACAAAGTGCCATATGCAATTTCTACCGCTTGTGAATTGGGATTGTTAAGGTTGAGGCGGTCAAAGAGAGTGCGATTGGCAAAATCCCCATCAACCACTGAAATTACGAGCTCCAAGTAGCTGGCATTACCAGCCTTGGTTGGTTTCATTTGTGATTTTGTGATTTTGACGTTGTACCAGCCTGCAGGAATGGGATCAGGGGAGCTGGTGGGGGCGACGGTTGCTGCATTGAAATTTAGTTGGGCCATGGTAAGTTACTCCGGTGTGGCGGTTGAAAGAATTTTGTTGAAAATGTGGGTTAGATCGGGCGGTTCAATTGCCTCCAGAACGCCCGAGCGGTCTTTGGCTTCGTTCTGCATATCGGGGTGAGTGCGAAGGTATCGATATTCCACCCCATCAGGCGTCTTACCAATTCCAATTTGAAACACTTCGTCAAATAAGTAAGGCAGCTCCGCCCCCAAACGACTACCCGGCATAGAGGGGCCATAAGTAACGGAATTGGTGACGCTGTCCGTTAGTACACTTTGCTTTGCAGCCATTACCACATGCTTGCCCGGCAAGTCACGGAATGCTTTAAGCGTCATCATCATCTTTTCAATCAGCTCACCATATGCTTGACGAGGGTCTTTAACAGTTGCTTTGGCATTGGCAAGTACTACCTCTCCAATTTCAGAAATGGAATCAATGTAGATGGTTTCAAACTGCTTTGATTCAGGATTGGAGCAGGCCCAGTTATAGGCTTCTGTCAAATCATCCACCGTTTTGATGGTGATGACGGGAATGTCCACATCACGCAAAGACAGCATGCCGCTCTCAGCAGACAGTACTATAGGTTTGGGGGCTGTGCGTGCAAGGTAAGTCTTGCCATGGCCCGCTTTCCCGTAGACAAGACATTTTATCCCGTGAAGGGCCGCAGCCTGTCGGGACGAAATCAGTTGGATTGCCATAAAGCTATACTCTCTCTTTCTCTTTGGTTGGAAAATGGTGGGGGTGGGATATTTCGCCGAGGTTGGTGCGCCCCACCGGGAAACCCCAGCGGTCAACCTACTACACCCCCGTATGGATTATGCTGACAGAATGTCCAGCGCCCGTTCTTTGAACTTAGCGCCCGTTTGAAACCAAGCTTCCATCAGACGGGAAGACTGGTTGCGACCCTTCATGTGATCAATGAATTCAGTGACTGCGTTGAGTGCGCCCCAAGCAGTGTTGCCCACAGCATCTTGCTCCCCGCCGATTTGATTGCCCTTAAAGAGCTCCATCATTTGCTTATAAGCCTTGGATCCACGGATCTTATCCCCGTCAATTTCACCGGCTTCAGGCTGCAAAAGAGCAACCAGATACTTGTCCATTTCGCTTTGGCCAAAAGGCCTCTGAGAAAGGCCGAGAGCTTGTTGCTTGAAGGCTTCAAATGCATCCAGACTGATCTCCAACCCAGCACGAACATCTTCCGCTTTGAATTCTGTCGAATGGGGGATGCGAATCTGACGTTTCCCTTGCTCGTTGAGGGCGAGCTGGATGGTGTTGTTACAGACAACCCTAGTGGCCACCAGCTTAGCAATGGTTGGAGTGCTCATGTCATAAGACGTAGACAACATCAAGTACGGGGCAATGCTATCGTCCTTGATTTTGAAATCGTCGCCCATGCGTGCAAGCGCCCAAATAACCTTCCCTTCAAATAAGCTACCTGCAGTCTCCATTTGGGCATCCGTCTTCTCTGTCAAACTACGGAAGAAATCCATAATCTGCGCAGGCTGCACAACCTTGTAGCTATCAGATACTACAGACAGAGGGGCTGCGGTGTCAGTGCGATATAGCACATGACGATTTGTCATGCCGGACATGGTTGAAATGGGGCCAGGAGTTGCGCTGAATTGAACAGCTGCACGATCGACGTTCCAGCCAAGACCGGCAGCTTGTGTCCAATCTTCAATAGAGGCGCCCACCTCCAACTTTTGACCCAAGCCATGCCAAGGGGTGTCCCCTACGTAGGCGATTGCAGCTGTACCGGTGGTGAGATCAAGCTCATGTGACATGATAAATACCCTTCTGTGTTTGTGAACTTCAAATTATATAGATATACCAAACTCTGTCAATACATTTCCATACTGACAAGATGAGTATACTAACTCTTCGGAGGTGTCAACTTCATAGATGGGGTACCCGGCTTGGTTGTAAGCACATTGTCCACGATGCTTGCAATTTCGGGTGGAACTTTGCGATAATCATCCAGCGACAGCTCATACTTGACGCGAATTAAACTTTCAGGTGCTTTGGCTTTCTTGAGTGCTTTGAGCACCTCGGGCATCTTAGATTGATCTAAGCTGCGCGTGTAAGGCACTGTAATGGACAATGTCCAATCTTTGTCAAGCAGCTTGTGGTGGGAACCTTCGGTTTCAGTGGACTCAAATGCGTCTGCGTAGAGTTGCTTGCGGAGCTTCATTTCATTTGATTTAGCCGTTGCCAAAAGCTCATTGGCTTGGCGCCATTGTTCAATAAGAGTGTAGTTCATGGTAAGTAAATTAAGCAGGTTGAGGTGTACAAGATGCAACCACAGCAGCAATTGTCAGAAATGCCACTAAGATGCAAACGATTTGAGAGAAATTGTCGTGAGGATTGTTTTCTTGACTCATTTTGATGTCTTAACTTTCTTTCCATGCTTAGTATAGCATTGGGGCGTATTATTCACCCATTCGACATGCGCATTCTCGCCGCAGACCTGCTTACCGACCCACTCACGCGAATGCTCAGCAGCTTGCTCTTCATCTTTACCCATGAACCACAGAAGATAGATATAGAACCCGGCGCAAAACAGGAAGAGTACTAAATTTAAACGTCTCACAGCTTTCTCCGGTATATCACAACGCTATCAGCCCACTCTAAAAAGCAAGCCACTACTAGGAAAGTGTTGATAATAGGCGTTACAGACTTGGTGATGAGAACTAGCAAGTCTTTCAGACTAGTAGGTCTATAGCTGCTGACAGCGTCTACGAACAGTATTAAGAACGACACAACCGATGAAACCGAATACACACAGACCAGGACAAGTGTGAAATCAAACATGTTAACCCCCGCAAGATTTAAACAATTGGACCTCTGCAATGAACCAGCAGAACGCTAAAGCGCTTGCTGAAACATGCGTCCAGAATACGTTGGATATACTTCTTGACAGCAGCGCTAGAACAGCCTCTATAGAAGCTGCCAGGAGTGATACGAAAATGAATGTCATACGGTGTCCTCAGTATTAGTGACCTGTTTACATGCGTCCGCTACCTGATGCAGCGCAACGGTGATCGGATAGCAGTATCCGCCGCAGCGGAAATTACCTTCTTTCAGCTGCGTTAAAGCTGTGTTAAGCTCATCAATCAGCGCCAGAACTTCCCCCGAGGTTCTGATGTTGAGAGCAATGTCAGCTTTGGCTGATGACAGAAGCGCTCTTCTAGCCGTCTCTTTTACAGCATATTCGCGCAGACGTTCGCGACGAGCTTCTACACCTTCCGGCGAGACATCAATTTGATTCATGACAGGCCTCCTGGTTTACCCGCTAGGCCGCAGTAGCCCCAGGCGGGCTCTTGATCAAGGCCGGGCCTACGCATGGTGAGGGCTCCATTCACGTATTGCAGCACCGCTGACTTAGGCCATCGCCACATGGCGCACTTGTCAGCGATGCAGTGGCATCCGTACCTCTGCTCGGGCACAGGCGCGGTGACCCCATCAACAGGCGCGTCGGCGTTGGTTGGGTTGCTGTTCCAGGGTCCACGGTTAAAGGAGCCTCCGCGTGTAGAGTCGTGCCGAACCATCGGGCACCAGAGGGTCAGGCCTTGTTCAGGGGTGTGGCTCATATCAATTCCTCCGGCACTTCAACTGTGTCGCCAACATTTGGAACAGGGTGCCCCACTGGTCTCTTCATTTGTCGCCTCGCAGTTCG